GCGTTGGTGGCACTGGTGGCTGCGTTAGAGGCAGAGGTAGCTGCGTTGGATGCAGACGTAGATGCCGAAGATGCACTACCGGCTGCCGCACTTTGAGAAGCTAGAGATGCTGCCGCACTACTTGCTGCGTTAGAGGCACTGGTAGAGGCGTTAGAAGCACTTGTGGAGGCACTACTAGCAGAGGACGTGGCAGAGGCCGCAGAAGCCGACGCAGAAGCCGCAGAGGCAGCCGCAGCAACAGCAGAAGCCGACACTGCACCAACATTGCTATCCACATAGTTTTTTGTGGAAGCATCCGTACCAGCAGAAGGAGTACCAAGATTAGTAATCCGGTAACCGCCCATGTTCAGGATACCCGACAACGTACCACCAAGGGTACTAAGAGTACGGGCAAAGACTTCCTGAGCAACGTAAAGCAGCTGTGTAAAGTTATTGTTCAGGTCAGCTGCTTTGATCGCAGAACCAGCAAAGAACGTAGCCTCAGAGGCGTCGTTGTTGGTCTCACGATAAATGATAATGGCAACACCATTGGCAGGAGCCGACAGAAATTGAATGGTGCTGGCATTAACGAAAACAAATGAGGTGGTGGCCACTCCATTAAGAGTAACCTTAACGTCCGCCTCATCTAGGTAAGAAAAAGACAGGGAATAGATCGTGGTAGACCCATTCCCTGTATAAGTGTTTTGGACGATTGCCATTGTGTTTAATTACCGTAATTGGCTAGCTGTTCGAGGCGCTTTTGCTCGTCCTGAAGTCGTTGCGATTCAAGCTCTGCTTGGCCTGCATACTGTCCCTGAGATTGAGCAAACCTAAGTTGACCAACCTTTCTCAGTTTTTCTTCAATATCAGGCCTTTCAGCAATAAGTGCCTGCGTAGCCCTTTCATGGGCACCTTGGATAATCTCCTTGGTTTTACGAACATAAATGGGCTCTTCGTATTGTTCGCCGCGCTCCATGGTCCTGGCTTTAAAGTTAGCGCGATCTTGTTTAAATTCTGCGCTATTAAACCAGGCCTTTAGTTCAGCTGGCAAACTACCATTACCATACATAAGCTCTTGAAGACGTACTCGTCCCTGAGGATCCAAGGATAGTCCATCTTTAGTCTTTTTGTAATCAACGGTAGGCCAAACATTCATTTCCACGAGCATCTGAGCAACTGGATCTGTGTTGACTTTGGTCGCTTCAAACGGAAGTACAGCATTCCGCAGGCCACCACCTGGGTTCAGCATCGGTTTTCCAGTTAAAATGCTGATGCTATATGGAATGTTTTGCTTGCTAAGCCACGGCATCATATCGTAAAGCTTTTTCTGAGTCCAAGACTCATACTCACGATAGTACTTATCGGAAACGTTGTTCCAGGCTTTCCTTGCACCGGCACCGGGAATAAACGAATTAACGAATCCAAGAATTGCAGCACCAGCTCTATCAGAGGGGCCTGTTGCCTCACCAAAACGTTCTTTGGCCTTGGTAAATTCAGTGATTGTTTCGTAAGGTGCGGAGAACAGGGAAAGACCGTCAAGACCAGAAAGGTAGCTCTTTTCGGTAAAACTTGCCGCAATGGCAAATCCAAGGCGGGTAGCTACTGCCTCCAGTTCTTTAATTTCGCCGTTGCGTTCCATGTGGCCAATGTCAGCCGCAGCAGCAACCCAGTTTGAAAGGGGTTCAAACCAGTTATAAGACACCCATTCGTCGCCAATCTTAATTGACCGAGGTTGGATGCTTGCTTGCCTCCACCGCTCACGCTCGTTCTTGTCAATGGGCATGTTGCCCGTAATATGACCAGACCAAGCATGGGTGTAGCCAAACGAAACCAAGAAGGAACCAATGGCTTCTCTGCCTTGATACTCTGCAATTTTAAGAGTATCGTTATTTATGATGGCCTGCTTATAGCCATCCATAAAGTTTTGAAGTAGAGGCGAGGTGGCACCAGGAGTCATTTGCAGCTGGTACCTCATAATATTAGCAGGCGTCCGCACAAAGGGGAACGCATACTTACCAACAGGAATACCAAGGGGGCTAAATTGCTCAATGGCATTACCCAAGCTATTTACAAAACCACCGGGGTCATCTTGATAGGTAGCATTCTCTGCAAACTTTTGCAGGGCTTCATCTTTGACCTGGCCTGTTTTGAAGTCTACCTGCTTTTCCATCTCTTGGATGGCGGCTTCTTGGAGACTCTTTAAAGTTCCCTTGCCATTTTGACGTGCCTCAAAGGCCTTCATCATGGCATCTTCATAGATCTTCTGACGCACAGCTACGGTACGCACAAAGTCATCAGAAGACATCATAAGGCGGCTGGGCAGATCCGTCCAGTTAGCCAGCGCGTGAACTGCCTTAAGAGCACCGGCTGCTGTTCGTTCAGCGGGGCTTACAGCTGCATCTGCAATAGCGTCAATCATTGCCATGCGTTCTGCCTTGCGAATCACGCTAAGCTGGTTCCAGGTGGCAGGGACACCACTCTTCATGGTAACAGAAGCTACATGGAAGGCATCGTTAATGCCGCTAAAGGCACCAATGATACCAGCTCCAGCTGCTCCAATCAAACGGTCGTCACCATTAACGACACCCATGATACCCACTTCAAGGGGTTGAGCAAAGATTCTAATTACAGCACCAAGGTTTCGAACAATGGTTTTAGGGCCGGACAAGATGCTATTAAAGAACAGTCCCAGAGATTCTTTACCCAGAGTCGTGAGTACAGTCTCACCAAAGTTGATGGCCTTAGCAGGGTCGCCACCAGCAAGAGACATCGCAAGAGACATCATACGCATCTCTTCAATGGCTGTTGGATCACCAGCGCGGAACCTAGCCTTAACATCTGATGCCCATGTCTTCAACATGCGCGGTGTAAGAACAGTCTTTTCCGCTTCGGTACCAGCTTCCTCAATCATCCGCTTGTAGCTGGGATGTTTACCAAGAAGCAGTCGGCGTCCAGCATCCAAGCTCCAGCCTTCTTTGCGGAGCATCATCAGACCAATCAACCTATCAAGAAGACGATCAGGCTGGTTGCCATTTGCAAGGAGGGCAGCATCATGATCCAAGAAGCTCTTAGAAACCTTTGCAAGCTCTTCTGCCATGCCTTGCATCGTTGCTTGAACAACAATGACGGCTTCATCTTCGATCATCTCACCACTGGACTTGGTAAAGGTCTGACCGCTTTCCCGAAGGAATCGCATTGCCAGATCTTTAGCTTCATCCGCAGTTTGAGCCGTATCCATCACCTCTGTAAATTTATCAACCAAAACCTTAAGGTGATCACCCTTGAGTTTTTCCCAAGCGGTTTTACCCTGGTTGCGATAAATTTCGTTGAGGCGTTCTGGATCCAGATTTTTAATGGCTGGCTTGATAATCTGTTTCCAGTTGTCTTCCAGATTCAAACGTTTTACAGCAGCATCTGTTAACCAGTTGCGTCCATAAACAATCGACTCGGGAATGCTTACGCTTTTATAGGCGCTTTCTTTTTCCCAAGGCTCTTTGTATCCGTTATCAATGATGGCCCGATCAATCTCTTGCTGATCCAGGAGGTTGCGCTCCAGCTGATCGTCAAGCTGTTTGGCGGTTTCAAGATCTTCAGGGTCTACTGCCTGACGTTGTTGCCTTATAGAGTTTTCTTCTTGAAGAAGTTTGTTGAGTTGAGCTTCGCGGGTATCATTCCACAGCTCTCCTTCTTTTTTAAAGTCAACATCGGCTTTGGCAGATAATGTGTCGGCCTCATCGGACATGGTTTTTACGCCAGCCTCCAGTGCCGTTTCGGTATCACTACCCGCATCTTTTGCGTCCCTAAAGGCAAATCTACCTTTAAACAACGATCCAATCACATCAGCAATGGTACCAAGGCCTTCACCTTCAAGGGCACCTTTTAATTTAATTTGATAAAGGTTATCTCGTTCCCCATCAGCAGCCAAGAAGAATAGAGGCTTAATTGATTCTGGAACAAAATCCTGAGCAAAGTTAGACAGCGTTTCCGGGTCTTCCGGTGACGCCATGATAAAGTCTGCAATGGCTCCAGGAATATTATCAACTAGAGTTTGAGCCCCTTTGCCTTTGGGGACATTTAAGGTTTGTGAAAGAGATTGAGGCTTTCCAGTGAGTTTAGTGACACCAAAGGTAGTTGCCCTAGTAACAGCTCGGGTAGCATTAAAAAATTGAAGAAGTCGCGCTGCTTTTTGACCGCCTTCTGTTTGAGGCGTTACACCAAAATCAGTTTGTGCTCGAATGTACCGATCATTGAACGGATCTTTGGTAGCGTCATAGGTGCCCGTGACTGCGCGAATAGGCTGTTGAATCGTATCGCCAACCAGGACAGCAGTATCAACAATCTTTTCAACAACGCCAGGTCCGGTGCTTTTAAGGGCAATTCGCCCCATCTCTTTGGTTCCGGCCAGGGACTTATCAACGCCTGCATCCGTTTTAGCGCGTTGTTGTTTTGCTTTAAGTTTTTGCTGTGCTCGCCATTGCGGATCTTGTCCAGCAGCGGTAGCAAGCCAATCAGATGCGTTTTCTAATCCCTGAGCAACAGCATCTGCACCACCCATAACTGGAGCCAAGGTTTGCTTGATTCCTTCTCCAATAACAGCCGCCGGATTCCACGTCTGTTGATTCCGTTTGGGTTTAGTCGTTGGTTTGGGTGCTGGTTTAGCGGGTTGTTTTTTTGATGCAGGTTTAGCTGAAGACGGTTTAGCCTGTTTCTTTTTGGCTAACTCAGCTTGAAGAGCCTTTTTAGTATAATCAGGGTCCCGATATGCACCATAAGTACTGCCGGGTTCAAATCCTTGCAACGGATCGGCCATTGATTGTTTTCTCCCTCAGGAGTAAGTATGGAAAATAGATTTTGTGGAGACCTCATCCTCGCAAGTCAGAGGCCTTTAATCCACGATCAGTTATTGAAACGGATCAATTCCGCTATCAATTAACTGCTTTAGCTCACGTCGAGCATTAAGAAGAGTTTGCCGTAATTTAATAGCTGAAATGTTTGCAGCATTTCCGGCAATACCATGATATTTACTTTTACCATTAAGTCCAGGAGCTGCTGCCCATTCATAAGCAAAAGCTTCTTGGGCACGATCTAGACTATTATGTTTGCCCAGCAAATAGTCCCGCAAATCAGGACGCTTGTTGCTACGCAAAATATATGCCCAGAACATTTTAAGTTGATTTTCTGGGGTCATCTTTTCTTCAGGGGAAATACCCGCTGCTTTGCGAGCCCCTGCCAAGTTACCAGGCATCCATTGGGCAAACCCTACAGCACTAACCTTGCCTTGCTGTTGAAGCCGTTCAACCTCACCAATAGACATTCCTGTCAGGTTCAGTTGTCCTGCGCTATAGGTGGTTCCATAGTTTACGGAATTAAATCCACCTTCACCGCTGGAAGTTAGTTCTGCTAAGCCACCGAAATCTCCCGCACCGAACGTTGATGCTTTCCCAACAGGGCTACCTCCTCCGGAAGAGAGGAGTTCCATGGCACTTCGAATTTGTGCATTGGTAGATCTGGGGTTGCGAATGACGTTGGCAGCGTTAAGATTGATAGCAGCGTTTCGCTGATAAGAAGCTTGCTTATTAGGATTTGGTACATAAGGTTTTCCAAGTAATTTCCCCTGGTAAGCCATCCAGGTATCTTCATTCAAAAAGCCAGCCATTTTAGCGGCAGCTTTAATCTCTACTGGCAGTGAACCACCATTAGAAATTATGGATTGATAAAGATCATAGTCCTCTAGATTTGTCCGCAACGCAGTAGCTTGCATTGTGGGGAAAGGACCGGCTTTTTTCCTCAAAGCCCGCAGCTGCTCTGGAGAAGCCACAGGACTTTGAATTTCTAAACTTTGCCCAGAAGGCAGATTCTTTTTAAGAATGTTTGGCGTTTGACCTTTAGAATTAATGTAAAACTCTTCGGAGGGGATAGAGATGATTCTTTCGGTTTCGGCTTGCCACTGCCGGGCTACCTCGATGTCGTTTGGATACTTGCCAGTTCTTTCAAACTGCTCTTGCCACTTGGACGAAAGAGTATCAAATGCGACACGCATAGCCCCATTAAGGGCTCCATCTATTCTGGCTCTAAATCCAGCATCAGAGGCATACAACGATCCACCGGAAGCCAACCGTGTCAGTATACGACCTTTAACGTTTGGAAGAACAATGCCTGTGCCCACACCTTTACCAAGGTCAACAACAGACGGGATGTCAGGAAGAAGTGCTTTAATTTCTTCTGCATCCGAGGCTTCCAAGTCTTCGGATCCAACCAAGAGATCAATTTGCCCCTCGGTCCACAGAAATCCACCACCAGGTTTTTTGTTTCCAGCTCTAATCTGTGAAAGAATTTGATTCTTAAATCGAAGAGAGCCATCTTCTTTGGTAAGCTTATTCTGTAGCTCCATGGCATATGGGCTAGAGCTTTGAGTCAAGGAGGCTCTAAAAGCTGCCCTTTGTTTTGCCAGCTCTTCAGGAGAGGCGGTGTTCCTCAGCTGCTGGAACTGCTGCCATTGGTAATCGAGTCTAGACTTTTCATCAGCATCAAAGGCAGCGGCATTTGCCTTACGACCTTCTGCAATTTGTGATCTAAATTGCCTAAACTTAGCAGCATTTTTATTGCCGTAAGTTATATTTGTTCCGGGAATTTTAACGCCTTCCAGATTGCTGATAAGACGTTGCATGGAGGTGATGTCACCACTGCGTTGATAAACATCCAGCTGCTGTTCAATAGCTTTCAGCTGGGCTTCATTAACCGCAACAGGATCTCTGAAATCACGCATACCATTGGCAAACGAAGTTCGCTGCCAATCATCAGCCCCCTCAGGCGTTAAAGCCTGTGGAAGCGTATTTGCCATGCTTAGTTCCGTGTTGTATTGTCTGGCTTTCAGTTCCCTTTCGTCGGTCTCCTTCATCCATACACGCATTGCTTCACGCTCGGCCATCGCCATGTTGAAGCCGCCATGCTCTTGAACGATTTGAGGGTTGATACGATCCAGACCATACTCCAGAACCCACTGTTTTGTCAGTGCCCTGGTAACATCAGCCACCTCGTACCCCTTAGCTTGGCCAGGAATAATGATCCTACCATCATCAAGCTGTACGGGTGTGTTGCTATTTTTGTTAGACAGCAAATAGGTTTCAAGGTTTGCTGGAGCAAGCTGAGCCTGAGCTACCGCTGCACCATAGGCTTCCCAGCCCCTGAGGGCAGGACTTGTAGACAGAATGGTACTGGCGGTACCAGGCGAAGTACCTGACGCGGCTGCTTCTTGAGCAACAGCTACATCTTTACTAGCATTTGCCTCAAGGACAGCTGCTTTAGCCTGAAATTGTTGTTGGGCTTTAGGTTTAACGCCAACTTCTCCACGGATATATTTAGCATAGCCTTCTGCAATCTGAGCCTTCTTTCTATTCTCAGCTTTTTCAACCATAAACTTATTTAAAGTTTCAGAGAACCTGGAAAGGGCTTCCATGTCCTTGGCTTGATTATTCAGCTGAGCATTTCCAGCCTGAATAGCCTGCTCTAAAACTTGTTGCCCAGCTTGCAACGTTTGTCGACTAGGATCAAACGTTTGAACTGGATTAAAACCAACGGCAGTTTTGGGGCCAGTTAATTGTACTTGGCCAGGAAGAGATTCATAAATTGCCATGGTTACTTAAACTTTTGAGTTGGCGTATAAAGGCTTTCCTTTATTTGAAATCCTTTGCTACCGATGCCCGAGGCAGGGGCAGGTTTAGGTACATTAGGAGAGGCAGGCGGTTTGAGAGAGGAATAAGTACTAGCAGCGCCTGCAAGAGATCCGCCAATACCAGCAACCAAACCAAGAGCACTTGGCCCCTGCTGCATAATAGGCGCAGTCGGAGCTAGCATACGATTAGATGCCGCAACATTCATCGAGCTTTGAGCTTCATTGAATACGCTTTGGGCACCATAGAAATAGTCTTCGTTTGCATAAGCCAGGTTCTGACCAAGCAATGCAAAGTCTCGGCCAGCAGTACGTTCGGCATCTGAAATAAGAATACCAATCGACTGACCACTTCTGCCTGAAGATAGAATTGTACCCTGCTGTTGAAGACTTTTAACCATACGCTGGTTAGCGTCTTCGCTAGCTTTACGGTATTCAGCAGAGAGTTCTTTTTGCTTTGATTCGTAAGCACGATTTGCAGCCAAATTGATTTGTTCAACTTGCTGAGCGTAGGCCCGTTCAGACTGAGCATACGCTTGTTGCTGCATTTGATACTGCTGCTGAGCAACAGCATTGGCATAATTAGTTTCTTGCTGAGCTTGAGTGTAGCTTGCAATAGATTGGACAGACCCAGCAACGGCTGATCCAATCGCGGTGACTACAGCTAAAGCTCCGGCTGGGATGCACATGGCATTAGTTTTGCAAATTCAACGTAGGTTAAACGATCAGGACCAACAGTTACATAAGACAGCCGCTTAAATCCAAGAAGATGAAGCAGCTTAAGGTGCATAGTATTTCGTGGGTCTGCTATGTTATAAAGCATATCGAAGCCCTTAATGGAGTTTACCCATTTCTTGGCTTCTGTAAAGAATAACTTTGGATAGGGGCGGACATCGGGTGTTGTTACCATCCAGATGGCTCCGCATTGGGCATCTGTTCTGGATACCCCCGCTACACCACATATCATACCCTTTGGATTCCAAAAGGTTACTGCGGTTTCCGAAGTCAGTACAGAAAGAGGGACGGCCTCAAGTGGAGCACACCCAAGGCCGGTTATTTCCCTATGGTCTTCTGGTTGAAGGTTTTGAGCCACATAAAGTGCATCATGATGCGTGGCTGGGTGGATCAGCGTTTTGCATATCATACTGCTTTAATGCCTTTGTTGTTGAAGGTGCCTTCCCACGTCACAGAAGTAAACGAGGTTGGGAATGGACTATCAGCCACAAGTTCAACTTCAACCTGATTACCTTTTGCCATAACAGGAATCTTATTCTGAGGGTTTCTCAGCATTGGAATACTGTTGGCAAGATACTGGTTGCTGATGATTTGTGGAAGAGATGCAACATATTCATCACGGCCCTGTGCCCGCACCTTAACAAGGAAGGGTCCAGAGTTGTAGCTGTCAACCGACATGCGATTGATCATTGGAACATTTAGGGTGTCCTTACGTCCCTCGGATCCTACCACATAGAAGGCAGGCAGTACAGCATCGGCTTCAAACTTGTAACCAAGAGCATACCGCAGAGTTGTATGGTCACCCTCAAGCTCCACATAATACCTTTGACCAACCGGTTGTGCCAGGTCGGTTTGAAGGGGCAGTTCTTGAACAACGCCAGGCTGAAGGTAACTCAGACTAACAAGCACCGGCTGTAGGTTGGCATCTTCATACCCATCCTTAAAGCAGAAGCGGGTAGTATCGTTACCAGCAAAGTAGACCTTGGTGGGGTTGTAATCAAAGAGATCCAACCGCAGGTCAACAAACTCATCGTCAAAGAATACCGCACCACCAGGGGTATCAGTCAGCAGGTTAACTTTGCTGAGAACGTGGCCATTGTCTTGGCTTGTGACAATGTAAAGCGTGTCGTGGTTAAACTCATACGCAATTACATTACCAGGCAGTGTCCATTTAAACCAAGAAGACATAATCCGCTCAGTCCCGTTGTTGTAGAAGCGGAAGAGATACAGAGCAGTCGGATCTTGATTGCTACTGATGGCAAAGGTAGCGGCAGAGGTGGTAACCTTTAAAGCCCTCACATCAGAAGGCAGGAACGTCGGTACGTTTCTACTAATCTCAGCAACAGCAGGACGAGTGGCGGAATCAGTTACAGCCATCTCAAACACGCTTGTAGCTGTATCATTCTGCTCCAGAAATACAATACTGGGGCCGATGTCAACAGGAGACACACGAGTGCTCAAGCTGTAACTAGCAAGAAGGTTAATCTCAGCCGTAGCAGCAGAGAATGCTTCAGTGGTAGTTTCGAATATATACTGGGCGTTATCAGCAAACAGAACCAAACCACGGGGCGCAGAGACCGCATGAGTTAGTTTGATTGGATTCAACGAACCACAGGAAATATCAATCGGATCACTATCCAAGATGGTAATGACTGTTCCAGCAAAGAAGTTGAAGTAGTCACCCGCCTGTGAGGTTATGACATTTTCATTGGAAGTTAAGATCAAGCGATTCTTAAAGAATGAAATGCCGTGAATCTTACTGCCAACAAATGAAGGCATTGGATTGGTCTCGGCATCACCCACTTCCCGTGGCTTCCAATACAACTTAGCAATGGAATCTACATTGGAGGTCACAGACGCAACCGTATTGACGCGGAAGGTATCGCCCTCAGCATTTGTAACGGTATCCAAAGCAGTATAGCTGCGACCAGCACGGCTAATGCTAACGCCATTGATCACGCCCGTCACGGTGGTGATAATCTGAACCCCAGCCTGCTGGCGAAGGGCCACATTAGGCGCACCAGAGGCTACCGTGTTATATGAACCAAGCACATGATACTGGTTGTTGGCAATAGTAAACACTGCGTCCGTACCAGCAGTTCTAACGATTTGTCCGTTAAAATACCAGTTGTATACCTGCGTACCGTTTGTGTAAACGATGCGCTCCACATAGGTGACTGGGCTAGGAACCCAAGGCACGTTTGTGGTGGTGACATTGGTCGTCGTGCTGGTCACCTTAAGGCGCAGGTTGATGCCAGTACCACCATAGACAGGGAAGCTTTGACCAACCGCATACCGACCATTACCTGAAGTAAGGATGGAAACGGTTTGGGGAACACCCGTCACCGTAGCCGTAGCAGGGGTAGCTGTGGCTGACGCTTCATCCAGCTTACGATAGGTGAAGGTGCCGTTGGCTTCCCGAATGATAGCGTGAGGCATGGTGGACTCGTTGATGGTTTTGACCACACCACCGGCAATACTTTCCTCCCAGATACCAGTACCCTTAGCACTGTTGTCGCTGGTTTGAAAGATCACCCAGTAATCATCACCATCAGAATTTTCCGATGCCAAGATCTTAATCTTTGCTCCATCCAGAAACTGCCTGGGAAGCTCAGATACAGTATTGACAGTGCCTTTATACGCTTGAATAGCAGCACCACTTTGACCACCCTTTGCTTCAAGAGAAAAGTCAGCATTGTTGGCACGACGGATATGAATCGTGTTACCAATAGCTGTAGCTACATAAGCAGGGTTTGCGTTGATAGAGGTAACAAGGTTGCTAACAATATCATCAGCATTAAGCTGCGTGGTAGCGGTAGTAGGGGTAGCGTAAGTAAAGGTATTGGTATCAATGACAACTTTGTACGTCGTAGCATAAGCCACAACACCTACCGTAACAAAACCAAAAGGTGTAATGGTTGCAGTCAGGTCACCGGCATTTTCAGTAACAGTGATCTGCCGATTCAATACAAAGGTATAATCATTAATCTGGAGTACCGCAAGATCAGATGAATCTGTATGTGTTGCGTAGGTAGTAGCAGAAGCAGCAGGGGTGTTTACCGTTTGCTCAATACCACTATCAGCATCCCAGATTCGCAGCACACCAGCATTGGTAAACTGAGCCAGGTACTTCTCCTCATCATCCCTAAAGATGGAGAACCAGGTACCACCATTAGCGGCATTGGTCAGCTTACGAATGCCACGAAGGCCAGGCCGTTTGGAAAGCCCGAACGTCGGATCAGGATAGTAGTTAGTACATTCCCGCAGCTGGTTGTTCAGCTTGATCGAATCAGGCTGCTGCGAGACCCCACCAACAAGGTTAGGGATTTTCTGGGAGATCGCAGCCATTATCGTGCAATAGCTCGGAACGGAGTGTAAGAAACGTAGAAGTTCTGCCCACTTTCAACACCAAAGATGTTTACATCAGAGGTGCCAGTATCATAGGCAATACAGTTAGCTCGCAGGTTAGCTTCGTCTTGAGCGTTGAAGGTCACCATTTCCTGGGAACCAAGGGCTCGACCAGCAAACACCCGAGCAGCACGTTGAGTAATATAATCTTTAAAGACCTGAGGGAGATCTTCAAAATCAAAAAGCCAAACAACATCGCATTTCACGGTGCTGTTAGCAGTAAAGGTATAGGTGTGCCCGATCTTATCGTAAAGTTTGCCATCTCTAAGTACAGTTTGATATTTTTGCGTATTCGAATATTTGTTATCAGAAAGTTGCAGCACATTGACTGGCACAAAGATCTGACCATTAACATCGGCAGTAAAGGGATAGTTGACTTCAGTATTAAAGTGCCAACCTTCGCCTTGAACTTCCCGATTAACGGCATCAAGAATTGACTCCGCCAGGGCGATTTCGGGATTAGAAATATCGAGAGACACTACGGGTGCCTGCCCGATACCAGACAGCATCTGATTAATTGCTTGTAGTTTGGTAGTCATCTGTATCGGACAGAAAGAAAAGGGAGGGGACCTCCGAAGAAATCCCCAAATGAATCAGGCCAGGTTACGGAAAGCACCAGCGCAAGCAACGCGCACAGCGCCAGCGCCGTATGCAAGGCGACCGACGATAACATCGCCTTGATAGATCACCTTGGTGTCAGCACCGGTGGTCTGAACGCTAGGACCGATTGCCTCCACAACGCCAGCAGCATCACGGTGGAAGATCAGACCGCAGCTGTTGGTGAAGTCGGTAGCGATACCGTAGTTGTTGTTTTCACCAGTCACAGCAGCCGCATCAATGGCGGTACCGGCAGCCGAACCATACTTGCCCAGGAAGGGGATGTTGTTCGACTTGTAGATCTTGATACCAGCGATCTCATAGAGACCTTCACCGCTGTTCAGGTTGCCCTGGCTGTTGCCGTATTCACGGTTCAGGATGTTGGTGTCCACCTGGCTGATCAGTGCATAGTACTGACGAGGAGCCAGCACAGCCACACGACCCTCTTTAGGGGCAGCGATCTCGTCCAGGCGGGCAGCGGCTTCAAAGAAACCATCCACCAGGGCTTGAGCATCATACTCCTTGTTGGCACCCAGGTTCACGCGGAAACCACCAGGCTCACCGGTCACAGCGGCAGTCAGGCCAGAGGCACGATCCAGCACACGGAAGATGCGGCGATCGTAGAACTCAGCCAGGCTTTGGCCGATCTGACGGGCGATAGGACCACGGATGTCATACTGGGCCAGGGTCTCGTTCAGGTCATACACGAACGCAGACGCCACCAGCAGGTCGTCCATGGCGATGGTGGTCTCAGCCACCGGAGGGTTGCCGCTACCAAGGATAGCAGAACCGGGGGTGTGATAGCCAGCCGAAATACGACCGGTGTGAATGAATTGAGCTTCCTTGCCGTTACGCAGGGTGCGGTTCTGAACCAGACCCTTGGCAATGGTAGCATTACGGAAGGCCTCATAGACCTCACCCGTAAAGAGTTTCAGAAAAAGAGCTTTAGTATCGCCAGCCTTGTTAGACTGACCAAGTTGAGTAAGAGTTGCAGTCACTTGATTAAAGGAAAAAAGGGTTTACTTGATTCCTAAGTACTTAGAGTTGTATCCGGATTAAGGTATTTAGTTGTTAGATGATACGTCCGTTGTATTGGGTATCCAGCGCACCGGGCCAATACTCCAGTCATGACTGGGTTTTTAACGAGGTTATCCCATCCTCAATTGGCAGGGGGACATTGCAGTCCCCACGATCAGTTAAAGCAGATCGCCGCTTGCAGCCAGTTTTTCTTCAACGTCCATGCGATACGCTGGATCATTACGATACCGAGGATCGGAGATGGCGCGTGCCAGTTCGGCCTGCGAACGGAACCCCTTGATGGAGTTCTTCACGGCCTTGCCGGAAACTTGTTTGCCTTCGAATCCCACAGCGTCACGATAGCGTTGATTAAGAGCTTGAACCGCAAAAAAGATTGCGTCCTTGTTGCCACTGTTGACCACATTGTCATAGGCAGCAACTTCAGCAGGAGTCAGGTTTTCAGCGGCCCATGCCAGGGTTTCGCTGTAAGCATCCTGACCACCCACCGACTTAACGATGTCCTGGGCCTCGGCATCAGAGAGAGGCCTAGCAGCCACAGGAGAGGCGTTCTTTTGAAGTTCTAGGTAAGCCTCCACCAATTTCTCAGAGGGCAGCTCCTTGAGCTTCTGAACGGTCTCAGGGCTCAGCTGGTTATCGTTGGAGTAGTACTCTTCCGAAGCCTTCAGAATAGTCTGGACTTCTTCCGATTCAACAACCTCTTCATCAGATTCTTCACTCACGTCCTGGGTATCATCACCCTCTTCTTGAGTGGTTTCGTCCTTCTGACCAAGCTTCTTCTCAAGTTCTTTGTAGGCCTTTTCAAGATCTTCAGCAGACTTGAACTTGCCAGCATAACGCAGTTCAGACTCGGCGTCCTCTCGGGCCTGGTCATACTTGCGTTGTTCACGAGCGTCCTCTTCAGCCTGGAGTTTTTCTCCAACTTCAAGGAGCTGTGCTTCTCGGTTTTGACGAGCCTCGGTTACATCGAGGTCATCAGTGGAATCAAACGTAAGTTCGGGCATTGGTGTTGTGGATCAGTTGTACTCGCCGCGCACGGTGCCAAAGGTGGGTTTAGATACCTTAGGACCATGGCTACCAATCAAAGGCTTGGACGCATTGGCCCGGACCTTTGGCTTGCCAGCATACTTGTTGCGGGTGGTCAATTCAATGGATTCAGGAATTTCGTAATCAGCCGGATTCAGTTCCTCACTGGGGGGATTGAATGTTTGGGATTCCGACGTTTCCTTGTTGGGCGTTTGACGCGGCATTTCTAAGAGAATCAATAACTTCGGGGTTCTTGGAAGGATCCATCATAGGAGCCTTGGCAAGATCACCCATCTGATTAACAAGAGAACCTTGCATTGCTTGAGCCTGTGCTTTCTGCATTTCAGCAGATTGCTCTTGAGGAGTCTTCACAAGCTTCAAGGTTTCAATGCCTTGGGCAGCGGCAAGCCGCTTAATTGCTTCATCAGGATGGATGTACTTGGCCAGCATGTCAGGACCCAGCGACTGACCAACGGTTTGAAGGAACATCATCAAGGATTCACGATCCTGTCCACGTCCAATACCGTCAAGACCAGCAATCACCGTTGGGAACACAATGCCCTTGGGAAGCTTGGGCAGGTCACCAGAACGCTGAAGCAGGAACAGCTTACGCTGAAGATAGGGCCGCAGCAGCTCCGAGGTAAGGTTACCATAGATGCCACCAAGTTGCTCGTTGAGTTCCTGTTGGGTGGCTCGGATTTCTTCCGCAGTGGTCCGCTCGCTTTGACGAACAGACAGAATCAAAAAGGCCTCCGACAGACGTTGAGTCAGGGAGGTGATCATCTGATAGGCGGAAGCAAAGTCTGCCTGCTTGGCCACCTGAACGGCAGTCACGTCTTCGGCACGACCTTGGATGATAGCCCCATTGCCAGCCTTAGCCAACACGGAGGGCTTGATGGTAGCGGAGGGGGACACCAGGAAGACCACCTTAGCGGCGGCAGCGGAGCCCTCTACCATTGCTTGCATCAAACCTTCAAGGGACTTGAGGTCACCAAGAAACTCTTCGATGCGACCACGGCCATAGTCTTCACCATCTACCACATTGAAGCGGAGAGGCAACCAGGGCGTAGTATTTTTAGGAGACTTGCCAAGGGATTCTTCAATGATTTCCCCCTCAGCTTCTTGCCTCCAACGCCACTGTCCATCCTTGAGCTTAGCCCAGGTATAAACAGCAACTTCATTTTCTCCGACATTGACATCAACGTCAGGAGTAGTTGTATTGTCACCCGCAGCGTTTACATTGCGAGCTTTGTTGACTTGGAATTTCTCAGAAAGAAACTGTCGATCAATAGATTCAACCGTAATGATCTCGGTTGGTTGACCCTCTCCATCACGGACGACCACAAAGCGGTCAAGAGGATACAACTTCACCCCCTTCGAACCCATGTATACCAGGACATTCCCGGTTACAATCAGATGCTTCATTGCCTGGTGAAGGATAACACGATCCTGTGATTCGGCAATGTTTTGCATCACTACCCGTTCCATTTTGGACAGGCTGATGTCAATTTCAGAACGAATTGTAGCATCTAGATTTGGATCCGAGGCCAGCTTTCCGTCGTTGATCTGAAGCTTGAAGAAAGTCGTGTTCACAGGGAACAGACTCAGCATCAGCTTCGAGGCCATGACGTTGCAGCCTTTGGCGCCTAGAGATTGCCAGGGCGTGGGAAGCTTTTGTCCATTCACCACACCAGTAGGGGTGAGGAGATAAGGAAGACTAAGAGCAGCACAGTCCCTGGCAGTATCAAGGAAGATCGTCCGGTCACTGGCTAGCTTAGCGTAGCGGGATGCGGCGGACTGATTTTCCATCACTTACCAATATTAAGTTTGACGTTGCCACCAGCACCGCCCTGGGAGGCAGTAGGCGCGGGGGCAGAAGAACCACCCATGGGAATGCTCAGGGCGCTAGGACCACGGCTAGCCTGACGCTTGGCAGCACGCTGGCTGGAAGGACGGGCAATGGTAGCAGCTGCACCACCAGTGGTCACAGGAGCAGGCGGCGGCGGTTCAGGAAGAGGAGTTGGCGCGGGCGCAGCAGGAGCCGGAGGCATTTCCGGAGCTTTTGGAGCAAGGCACATGATTAAAGATCTCGCTTTGATTTAAGATAGCGAATGATTGAAATAGCCCCAGCACGATAGGCCAGGTCTCGTTCGGTAATGGTGTGATCAGGATACACATCAGGATACATATCCTCAAGCTCCTGAATCAAGCGGTCTAGATCAACGTT